TTCTTTTAAAGGTAGAATATGCTAATTATCCAAGATCAATCAGAAGGCGCATTATTAGGCGCATTGCAAGAGCAGTTAAAATACATCGAGGATGAGCGCACTCGCGAGCGTGACTATTTGATGGACTTCTACGAAGGCATCAACCTAGAACACTACGTGAGTGACTATTTTGGTCCAGAAACCCTGCGCCAGACAGTCATTCCAGAGAATAATTTAACACGCCGAGTTTGCAGCCTGCGCAGTATGACTTATAAACGTCCACCGCGTATGAGAGCGAGTGAATTGTATATGAATGCAATTGACAAACATGGCTTGAACGCGCAGCGCAGGATCTTGGAGCGTTTAACGTTTCTTTTGGGTAATATGGCATTTAGGAGTAAGTGGAACGAAGTAGATCAAAAGATAGAATACGAGATATTATCGCATTTTACACCGCTTTTCTTAGCTGGCGATAGCAGAGAGAAGCCTATTGGCGTTATGTACCCCATCGAAAACCAAGGCAACGCCAGATCTTCGGATGTGATCAACGCAGTATGGACCGAAGAAAGATATGGTGTACCAGGAAGGCATTTCTTAGTGGATGAAGAAGGCAAGGTAATCAGTGTTAACGAAAACGATATAAATCCATATGGAGTTCTTCCAGTAACGTTTTGCCATCGCTATCCACCAATCAGAGATTATCACGTAGGTAACGCACTGGATGTGGTGAAAACAGATTTAGCAGTGAATGTGGCACTCTTAGAATTAAATCTTGCAATCCGCTATGGATGTCTTGGAATAAAATTTATTACTGGTGTAGATGATCCAAGTCGTATCACTATTGGCACTGATAAAATTTTGTATCTTCCAGAGCAAAGTAATTTTGGTGTTACCTCAAGTGGTGGCAACCTCAACCAAATTATAGATTCCACAAGATTTCTAGTGGAAACCACATTAAATAACAATCACATTCGTGCAAAATACGCCAGAGATGACTCAGGCAACGCACCCAGCGCAGCAAGTTTATCTATTATTGAAATGGAAAACATGGATGAGCGCAGCGCAATGACTGAGGACACATGGAGACCTTGGGAGCAGCGCAGATATAAAGTAGACAAAAAGATTTTAGAAGTAGAAGCAAATATCAACGTAGGTGATGAATATAGTGTTGACTTCTTAGAACCAAACTACGCATTAACACCAGAAGCAGAGATTATGCTATGGAGTTGGCGTTTTGATCGTAATTTATCTACACCAATGGACTGGTTTGATTATCATAATCCAGATGCCAGTGATGAAGATAAAATGAGGTTTGTAGAACAACAAGCACAAGCACAAGAACCTGCACCACAAAATAGACTACTAAATATCTTAAATGCCAACAATAGACCAAACAGTTAACTCGTATGAAAGCAGTATCGATGATAGCATCACTGGATTTACAGAAGATGTGGAAAGCCTTGAAGAAGAAGGTGTCTCTACAGCGGAAATATTGGGTATTGTCGCTGCAATTGATTTTTCGTCCTATTTTATTGAAGAGCTACGCTTTTCTACCGCAATCAACTCCTTTATGGCTACAACAGAAGATATTCTTACTGATTTGCCGTTTTTTGGGAATCCAAGCGAAACACAACTCTTGGCTATCCAAAATTTATCAAGGCAGGGAATAGAGGGAGTAAGTAGACAAGTGTTTAACTCAATGCAAAGCGCAATGGTTTCAGGTCTTTCTAGTGGCCTGCGCGGTGAACAATTAAAGGATTTGATGCGTAATTCAGTTAAGACAAATGTACCTCGGTCTGAGAACATAATCGTAACGTTATTAGGCGATTACAGGCGTTCTGTAATAGGTGCAATGGCGTTAGGTTTACCAGAAGATACTGAATATGAGTATATTGGACCAGATGATGAGAAAACTAGACCGATATGTAGAACATTTTTAGCTAGTGGACCATTAACCAAGTCTGAGATACGACAAGTCAAGCCAGATGCATATGAGCATGGTGGTGGCGTGCGTTGTAGACATTACTGGAGTCCTGTAGATGTTTAAACTGCAAGACATACTAAAGTTTAAGGAATCTGATGTCAAGAGGATGGCCGATAACACAGTTAGGCGTACCAAAGATCAAATTGCTAGTGGTAAAGATTATCAAGGTAAATCTTTTCAGAAATATAGCAAGGCATACGCTAAACGTAAAGGCGTAGGTAGAAATGATGTTAATTTAAAATTAAGTGGTAAAATGTTAAATGCATTTAAAGTCCAACGTACCACAGTAAAGAAAAATCAAGAAATACAATATTTATACGGCATTAAAAAGAATAAACAAGGCACAAAGTTTTTCAATCACAATGAAGGTGAAGGAAAAATGCCTTTTCGATCTACTGTAGAACCAGAGAAGAAAAAACATAACGAATTAGGCGATGAGGTAGAAAAAGGAATTGTAAAAGACTTCGCCAATACAATTGGCAAGAACCTATCACGTATGAGCAAGACACACGTAAAGTTAAACATATAGGAGTGACAGTATGTCCGAAGAACAAGTAGCACAGTCAGTGCCTGAACCAACAGTTGATCCTGTAGGTCCAGAACAAACAGCAGAGCAGAACCAACAGCAACTCGAAGTTGGTAATCTGATCGCGGAGAGCAAGAAATATCGAGGTCGCGCTCAAGCAGCCGAAACCGAACTTGCAAATCTTCGCAAAGAAATCGAGGATACTCGGATTTCACAACTAGAAGAGCAGGAACAATGGAAGTCTCTTGCCGAGGAGCGCGCTACCAAGCTCGCAGAACTCGAACCCATTGTGGAGATGGCGCAACAGCAAGAAGCGTCATTACGTACAGAACTTCTTAGTGAACTTCCAGAGGACGAGCATGAAACATTTGGGAAGTTACCCATAGAAGCACTTCGTGCCGTAGTTAAGAAATTCAGAACACAGCGCGTAGCAGTTTCCAATTCTCCATCTGCGCCAGTAAATAACGATAATGTTGATCTTAGAAAGATAAAAGACTCTGATCGCAGAATGAACTGGAGTAACATATTGGAAAGCTATAAGCGCAAAAGTCAATAAGGAAAGAAACAATGGCTGATGGTAACGTAACAACTACCACCGCGGCTAAGTTCATCCCAGAGTTCGACAGGACGTTTTCATAGGTAACTATGATTATTATGATTGCGGAATTAAGCGGGAAACCTAAGTGCAATAGCATAAGGCAATCCGAACCGAAGGCTGTGTTTAGCGCAGTCAGGGGCAGAGCATAGATGGTGAAAAGATATAATCCATCCAAGAGTCCGCGACTACTTACTGAGTAGAAAAGATATGCCGATACTCCATAGAAATGTGGAGATGTGAGATAAAAAACTCACTGTAACAATTGATGGCGTGACGCAATTTTAGACTACGCAGAGCGTAAGTTTGAGTTGCGTAATCAGGTGATGGACTTTTCATCCGAATTACCTTCTGGAGATGTACTCCATATACCAAAGGTAACAGAGGAGACTGCCGCCGCAAAATCCGCAGGAAGTGCGGTAACTTACACAAACAACACTGATGGTGAAGTCACCATTACTGTTGATCAACATCATTATGAAGCGAAGAGAATAGAAGATATTGTTCGCGTTCAGGAAAGTGCAAACCTTTTTGGTGCATATGCTCAGTCTATGGGTTATGCATTAGCTAAGAAGGTTGAAAACTACTTGGCCGTAGACGTGATTCAGTCTGCAACTGGTAATGATGTATCTTTGTCAACTGATAATACCATGACCTCTGCGTTATTACGTAGTGGTTTACAAAAACTGCTTGATGCAGGTTTTGATTATGCAGATGGTGAAACATATTTATATGCATCACCTGCTACATACATGGGATTACTTGGCTTACAGGATTTCTTTGATTCATCTCGTAGAGGTGATGAGCAGAATCCTAACGTATCTGGTGGCGTAGGCATGATCTATGGAATGCCAACGTTCATTAGTACAGATTGGGATGATGATGGTGGAAGTGGTGATGAAACTGCTTCTATCTTTAAAAAGGAATCAGTGTACATGGCAATGCAGATCGCACCTCGCGTGCAGTCAGCATATGACATAGATCACTTAGCGACAAGCGTGGTTGCCGACATTTTGTTTGGCGCATCTTTGTCACATGGTGCTTCCAGTACATCACTTGGAGTTGTTAACTTTAACAATCCATAATCGATGAAATATGGGTGGATCGTTTGGTCCACCCATTTTTTAAGGAGATAAAATGAAATATTTTAAAAGAAAAGATGGTTCAGTTTTTGGTAAGCTAGACAGTATTAGTAAAGAACAAATTGATGCCTACATAAAAGATGGCTGCGTGCCATGTAACGAAAATGGCGAAGTCAAAAAGCCTAAAAGAAAACTTTCATTAAAGAAAAAGAAATGAAAACAAACGATTTTTTATGTCATCGTTGTAACTATAAGTGGGAACAGTTATGGTCAAAAGATGATAAAATACGTTGCCCAAAATGCGGATCATTTAAATTTCGCAAGTTAATTGCAAGTCCAATGATTCACAGTAACAAAATTTCAGATGCCAGTCTAAGAAGTCAAGGTATCATAGATTAAACCAAGATGCCCATGAGAGCAGCCAAGCTCGGTAAGGCATCAGCAAAGGAGAAACAAGATGGCTGATCTATCCAAACATTCAGTGGTTGAATCGCTGAATATCAGTAGTTCTGCAAATCATTCAGTTCAAAGCGCACAAAGCGTTGCCACAGGAACAGAATATAATTTAAACGTATCCACAGTACACAGCGTCATATTGCAGCCTAGTAGCGATATTTATTATGGGTTTAGTGGAAGTGCCAGTGATATGATAAGTGCTGCAAATAGCCTGTATTTAGCAGGTGGAGACACTATCTACGAACTTAATGTACCTCATGGTATTGGATCAGCGGTGTACCTGCACTTACTTGGCAAAGGTGCAACCTCAACAGTACGAATTGTCTTGGCATAGGAGCATAGCATGGCATCATTTAAAAATTTAATTAGCAACACATCCGCACAAATATCATCTGGTGGTACAATCACAGGAGATTTAGTTATCAATGGAGATCTCCAGGTTGATGGTGGTGGTTCACTTAGCTTTGATGAAATAGTATCAGGTACATCCACTATTACAGTAACAGATAATCCAGCATTTTTAGTTGAGAAGGCCGATGGAACAGATGTATTTATAGTAGATACCACAAATTCTAAAGTTTCAATTACTGATACTTTGAATCTCAATCCAACTATATCAAGTGGATCAAAAACAAGTTTAGCATTTCAAAGAAGTGGAGCAAATAAATGGAGATTTATACAGCCACATGATGATAGTTATTTAAAATTATACAATGATAGTGCAAGTGCTACTCAAGTGTATTTTAAGTCTGATAACAAGGTTGGTTTTGGCACTAATGCACCTGAAGAAAGAATCCACAGCACAGGAGCAATAGTATCTACAGGTGTAAATGATACAGGAGCAACTGCTGGTACAGAAAGAGCATTTATTGATTTAGTAAGTAACAAAGCAAGAATCGGACATTTTAGAGGAACAACAAGTGCTGGTTCTGGTGGATTACAATTCTATACAGATAGTGTTGAAAGAGCAAGAATTGATGCTTCTGGTAATTTAGGCATCGGAACTACTGCTACAGCCAATAGACCTATTAGTGTAAAAGTAAATAGAAATGGTACACAGGAATTAAAATTTGAAAACGATGATTCTGGTGAATGGTATTTCACATTACAAAACGATAGAATGACAGAAGATAGCGTTTCTCATGCGATTAATTTTGATGCAAATGATTCTGGTGGTACAAATACAAGATATTCAAAAATAGAAAATGTTATTGTAGATAGCTCAAGTGGAACAGAAGATGGTAAGCTAGTATTTAGTACATTTGTAAATGGTACTAGTACCGAAACTATGCACATTACAAACTCATCGGTTGGTATTGGAACTGGCTCAGATACAATAGATGCTCCACTTCATGTAAAAGGTGGCACAGCAAATACTGCTAAATTTCAATCTTCATCTGGAGCAACAAATACTTTATATACAGATTCAAGCGATAGTTTAGTTGGGCAAATAGAGTTTGGTGCTTCTGCCTCTCAAATTGTGACTAGAACAAGCAGTACACTTTCTTTAGGTTCAAATAATGTGCAGACACTACATATTACAGACGATGACCGAGTAGGTATTGGAACTGAAAGTCCTTCAAAAAAACTTGAGGTTGCTGGAGATATAAAGCTCTTAAATGGCACAAATAATATTACTGTTTTTTATGGTGGTGATAATTGGGGGCAAAGCTC